CCGGTTCTCCAGATCGAGCTTATCGCCCGTCGCCAGCTTGTTAACGTGCTCATCTGCCGCCGCCTGAATCTTCTGCAACGTCGTCGGCTGAACTTTGCCACGAAGGACAGAGAAATCACCGGCGTAAAGTTTTGCGTGATCATCGGGGCCAAGAGCTTGAATAGTGTTCTGGTCGGCCAGATCCCGGTTCTTCTGCGTCTGTTCGGCCTGAACCAACTGCCTCCGCTGGTTCACTTCTTGAATCTGCGCTTCCCGCAGGGACTGGTCAGCCATCTGGCCGCGCAACTGCATCAGCCCGCCCATAGTCTGCATGGGCGACATGATCGGCGTTGCCGGTTGAATTCCTGCTGCGATGATGTTGTCGATTGCCATTTAACCGCCTACCCTGGGTAGTAACCTTGTGGATGCTCTGCGTCTAGCGTAAACCCTGCTTGGCCCTCTGCTTTGCCGCCAAGCAATTTTGCCATCAACAACGATTGGCTTATGCTGTTTGTTGCCCCGCCAACGCCGTTGGCGATAGAAGCCGCTCCGCCCATTGTGCCAGCCGCCCGAGACGATCCAATGCCTGCCATAAGCTGCGCGATGTTGGCGGAAGCGTTTCCGCCGATCTGATTGAGGTTTGCTGTAGCTCCTGCGCCCAATTGTGCCGGCGCAAACATCTGGCCAAACTCCTGCTGATTCGCCGCCAGCCGCGTGCCGTACCCTGCCAATTGCGACTGATACGCCTGCATGGCGCGGGAGAACGCATCGCCGTAGGTCGTGCTCGCTAGGTTTGTCTGGTAGCCCTGTAGCGCCTTGGACGTGCCGCCAGAGATACCGCCACCTCCAGCCGCCGAAGCTTGCAAAATTCCCTTGCTACCCTGTTGCGCTGCGAACTGATAACCCGGCGTCTGCTGAACTTCTTCGAGCGTGGGAGCTTTGAAGTCTGCGGGAGCCGCGCCAGCAGATCCCATGCCAAACTTGCCAGACTTTATTGCGTCCATCAGCATTCCGATGGACTGCTGGCCAGCTTCCATAAACGGCTGGGAGTTGGCTTGGCTTACATCGAACTGCCGCCGCGTCTCGTCAATGGCGCTCTGTTGGCCGGCAGCCTGCTGATTGGCCGCTTTCCCTGCCGCCTTGGCTCCCATTACACCAGTCGTTATTGAAGCTCCTGCGTTGGCTGCTGCTCCAATCGCTAACGCAGTTCCTACAGTTATTCCTACACTCATGCGAAGATGTCCCCCTTTCCAAACGTAACCTGAGTCAGTCTGGATTCATCGCCCTGCGTCCAGTTGTCAAAAATCGCCCGCGAATGGAAGTAAGAAGCAGGAAAGACGATCAGCCGATTGAATGCGGCGTTTACAGTCTCGCGAAGGGTCCATCCATCAACATACTGCCCTTGTTCTGAGTATCGGTGAGGTTCCAGGCATTCGATGCTTCCAGTATCGTTGTGCGTCCAAAACGAAGTTCCGTCGCCCTTTGGAGGGTTGCGGTTTAGGTACAACAACGCGCTCCACTTGCCCATATCAATGTCGGTGTGGATGAAATGAGGCTCAATTTGGCCAGCCGGACTTTTGCGAAGGAACGACAACCACGGTTCGCCGCCTGTCATAACCTTGACAAGATACGGAACTGCGGATTTATTATCCATCGGACAAATTCCGTGAAACGTTGCCTCTGGAAACTCAAAGGTGCGATACTCTACGCCTCGGATAGAATCCATGTAGGCATCTGGATCTGGCAAAAAATTATCAAACACGTTTAGCTCGCGTTTCATCAGTTGAGCCTCTTTTGGTAGCGAACTTCGACTGGCTCATATCCCATACGCAAGTACAGATTGCGAACTTTTTCGCCGGTCGCATCCATCAAATGAATCATCTGAATTGAATCCACGCCCTGAATTTTGGCCCACGTCTCAAATGCTTTGTAAAGCCGCATGCCAAGGGTGCCCCTTGAGCTTTCGCTGACGAACCAGAACGCCTCCGACGCTATTGTAGTCTTGCCGTAAGGGTCAGATGTTACGATAGCGCCAATACCGCCAGCTATCAAGTCACCAGCATATTCAATGAAGGCAACGCCAATTCCTGTGTCAATCAAACGATGCCACGTTTCGCAGAACTTCTGGTCTTGAAGGTCAGCCAGTGTCGGTGACGCGGCGTAAAACTCCCGAGCCGTCGCCGCCATTTTGGGCAGGTCTTCAAATGTCGCTTGACGGATCATTAAACCTGGACCACCGTGCCATCGCCAGAAATGCTTAACGCGCTGGCGCTACCAGCAAGCCCCCAGATGGCGTCCCCAGCGTTCAGGACCGCCCCCCAAAGCACGGTTGCGTCAAAGTGAGGGAACGTCTGCGTAGCCACCGGCACCAGAACCGTCACCGGCACCACAATGTTTTCGTTTCCGTTAGTAGCCGCTGCCGCGCTCACCCGCCACAGTTTCAGCGTCACCGGGGCGCTCGTGATGTTGACAACGCGGAGAACTGAGATCTGGTACTGGTAGCCAGTTGGGACCACGGTTCCGCCAACAGGCGCAAACACCAGCTTAGCTGCCGCGTTGGCAATGTACTGCGGCTGGAATATCGGGCTTAAATTGTAGACGGCGATGGCTGGCCTCCCCTGCTATACATGATAGTCCAATTCAACGTCTGTAGTACGGCCTGCGTACCAGCTTGCGCGGTTCGCCGGTTGCATCCACCGTTCCGGCTGGTGTGTAACTGTTCATTGTAAGCGTCGGGGCGCTTGCCGTACCAGTGACCGCGCCCGCAGATCCAGAGAACGCCGGGGCGCTGTTGGAGCCTGATGGCGTGTAGGACGTTGCCGATCCATCCAAGTCCGTCATCGCTGCGGTACCCAATGCGTTTGCCGTAAACGTGTTTGTTGAAATCGCTGCCGCAGTCCCCGTAAAAACCGGGCTGTCAACTGTTCCAGACGGGGTGAAGTTGTTGATCGAGAGCGTAGGCGCAGAAACCGTTCCAGTTAAGGTCGCTGGCGTGCCAATAAATAACGGAGCCAGAGCCGCCGTCGGCCCGCTGTTAACCAGTCCACCTTCAAGGAACCATGCTGTAGTAGCATCCGGCACCGTTACGCTTGTGACCGTTCCGTCTGCATTCAGTCGGTTGACTGTCGAGCCGTCGCAAAGCTGATAACCCGTGCCTGGGTCGCTTTGCGCCCAATGAATTAAGCCCGACTGGTCCCCGCAGAATACCGATGTGGTTCCGTCCCAATAGAGCATATGAACGTAATCGGTGACAAAGACGAACACTGGAATTGATCCGCTTGTGAGCGTCGGGAATGTCGACTGAGTGCAAACGATGATTTCAATTGGTCGCCGCGTGTTGTACGGTGCTGCCGGGAACGCCTGCGGGATCTGCGGTGTTTCACGTAAAACAGATGACGCTGTTTTGAACCCGGATACCAACGCGATAATGTCGCCGGGGTCTGGCTGCTGTTGCGGGAAAGAAGGGAATGTCGTTGGCGGAACATCGCTGCCAACCAGATACGTGACGGTGACGTATTGCGCGTACAGCCAGCGCCAGAACTGCGCCCATTCGTCAGGGGTCTGCGGCCCTATGATCGGGTTTGTCTGGCTCTGGAACTTTGGTGGCGGGCTGAGTGTCGGTGGTGTCGCCATGTCTTTTAGGTTGCCAGATCGAAGTAATCGAGCGTGCAATTCATCAGCGTGTTAAAGACCGGATCAGCACAGCGAACCCAATACACTCGCCCAGGGTGGTTTGCGTAGCCAAGTTGGAGCAGGTAGACCCAAACGTTGTACTGGCCCTGCTGCCCAATTGGGATTGAGTATTCCGTCCCAAACGTCATGCCACCGTCATTCGACCACCGCAGCAGCAATTGCGGAGATACAGAAGCAGAATCAGCCGCAGTCAATGCGGTGACGGCGGAATTTGCCGTTGCTGGTAAATCAAGGGTAATCGACACATTGGCGCTCACCGATACGATTACCGAGCCGTTCTGAACCCAAGGGGAGCCAAATACCGCCTGCGTTGCTAACAGCCCCGTCGTATCGTTGACAAGCACCACGGTAGACCCCGCCGACAAGGCACCAGTAAAAGCTACAGAATTCCCACTGGCTCCGTTACCCCGTTGAAGTTCAAATTCAATGCGATTGTGAATGGAGCGCTTGCCCCATGTCGGCCCGTGCGGTGTGATGCGGTCGCAGACAATGGGCTGAAGGATCTGGTCCCCGGTGATCGGGTCCGCTCCGCAGTCAGTGTAAACGCCTTCCGCATACTGATAGATCGCGCCGGGGTTACCGTCTGATCCACCGCTGCCTACCAAATGTTTCCCGAAAGCATAGCAATGGAAAAGCTCAGCACGGCCCGGTGCAATGGATACAGCATCCTGAAGGCCACCGCCCGGCGCCATGTAGCTACGTTCCGTCCAGATCGGCTTTCCAAGCAATGCCGATGCCGTCGCGTCGTAAATCCATGTTGCCGAAACAACATCGCCGCCCGCTGTTAGTCCAGCATGAGGGAACGTGAATTGCACGAACTGGTGCCCCTGCCAGATGAATGCAAAGCCGATAGCGTCATCAATTTGCGTGTACGACTGCCACCAGCGCTCCACGCCGAAATTGCTGATTCGTTGCGGCTGGAACGCTGCTGAACGCCAACAGGCCCGCTGCCCTCGCGCATCCTCGCCAATCCAGATAAGAGAATCGTCAAGGGTGATAAACGCAGCCGGGGCCGCAATACCAGTTTCGATGAACGTGGAATTGTAGCTGGCAAAAGGATCGCCTCCGATACCGTTGCTACCGACGTTCTGATAAATCTGGGACCGTCGAGCGCCCATCAAGTAGATGTATTCCCGCCAGCTTTTCAAGGCCCGCAGCTTGTCGGCCTGCCCCGCAAGGATTCCCTTGTTGGCTGCGTTCCAATACTCCATTTGCCCCAAAACATGATCGTCGTCGCCGCCCCACTGGAAAGCGTTTGAGTCCGGTATTACGTTGAGCGCGTAGCCGTCTTGAAAGCTGCCCGAGACGCACCCGAGGTAATCGGGATTCCCTTGCAAGCTAATGAGGGACCCCACCGCCGCGCCCGCCGGAATAACGTACCCTTCCCCGGTACCACCTGTTCCCGTCCCAACAAATACTTGGTCATTCCCGTTAGCGTACATGACGCAGGGAAGCCCGTCATTCGCGCAAGTCCCTAGGTAAACATAGGTTCCATCAGGTTTTAGCTCGTAAACGGTTGAGCCATTAACGCCAAAGACTTTGCCGCGATTTTCCAGCAGTCCCCTGCACGGTGTATGGTACTCAGGGCCTGCTGAGGCATACAGCGAAAACGGCGCGTTGCCGGGTAACGGAAGCGCCAGCATCTTAAACTTGCCTTCAGAGTCCGCTGCCTCGTTTGGCACGAGGAACCAGTTCACCATTCGTTCAATTGCAGCTTGCGCCGACGCTAGCTGGTAACTAGGCCCAACGATTTGTGGAAAGGCTGGCATTTAACTTTGCCGCCTTGCGCGTTCCGGCAGATCCGGCAACATGGCTTTCCTTTGTGGGTCGATAGGTTTTCTGGCTTCCAGTCGTGACCGTTTTTGCAGTGAGTGCGTGGCGGCGCATCTCCGTAAATGGTATTGCGCACTCTTGGAGCTCCGACGACACGAAGCCGCGAGCATTCCCGGCAGTGGCGAGCTCCTGCTTTGCTCACCCAAGTGTTTTGAGGCGAAAACTCGTGGCCTATCTTGCAATGATTTTTTTCTGCCATTCGTTGCTTGTGAACTAAACCAGCCCGCCCGCGTTCGGCATTCTCTTTTCTCGTCACTGGTTCGAGATGATTGGGGTTCACGCATTTCCGATGGGCACAACTCTTGCCCCCATTGCATGACAGGTCTTTTGAATGGCATACGTGATCGAGCTCCAACCCATTCTGAACTGGGCCGACAAATGCCTCGAATGAATACCGATGTGCTCGGTGTAACTTCCCCCGCACCATGACTTGGCCATAACCCTGCCTGTCCAAGCTGGCTGACCAATGCCAGCAGCTTGTGAGCTCGTCCACGCAAATGTGAGTAAGTATTCGTTGCTGCGGCGTAGCGTTTCTGCTGGACTTCATTCTTTAATTGTAGCATAGTATGCTAATACGGAGACCCTGTGAGCAAAAGTCCCCAGTCACATACAGCCCGCGTCGATTTGAGCGAACCGCCAAAGTCGTTACGCATCCGGGGCGATGGCGCATTGACGGCTTGAACCGCTGCCCGCGCCTTTGCCGCCTGTCCGCAAATGAACTGAAATGGCAGTTTGTTCACAAACACGCTGTTCGTGGCAAGCGGCCAAAGTTCCCGCGCAAGGTTCCAAATGACAACTTCGGCATACCCTGGGGGCGCTGAATACGTCTGGGTCAAGCTGGTGGGTGGCGTCAGAAATCCCCATGTGAAGATTTCAAGCGAGTTGCCATTCAGCGGGGGGAACACGTTAATGACGCCCTGCGGAAACTGCGGGTCGTAATAAAACGAGGTCGCAACGTTAATGGCATTGAATTGCACCACCGGGATACGCGCCCACTCTTCCGCGCTCATCGGTGAAAGCGGGATGCGCGTCGGCTGCGTCGGGTTGGCGCTCGTCAGCAGCAAATTCATGCGAATGATTGACTCTGGACGCGGTCCGGTAAAGGACGCCACTACCGTGCCAGTAATCGGTCCGCTGGTCGTTGCGGCTGCGCTCAGTGTGATGCTGGTATCAATGCTGATGCCCTGAATGGTGGTCAATGCAGGGATTCCGCTGCCGGTGATGCTTTGTCCGATGTTCAGCCCTGCCGTGTTGGTGCATAACGCGGTAACGGAAGTTTGCAGCGTCAGGTCAACCGTGAAGGTTGGCCCGATGCTGAACTGAACGTTTTCGCCATAGATCCCATCAAGGCTAGTTGAGGTGGAAACAGGGTAAACATAGTCGGGAATGCTGAAAGCGTTGGTTCGCTTGGCGTTATAGCCATCATAGATAACCTTCCACGCATCCAGCCCATCGTTTAGCAGGTCGGCGCCTGCCGTAGCCCCTGGACGTAACTGCCCGCACCGGCGAAAGGCTTGGTAAATGTAGTCGCCGCACGTTACAAGTGCCATTAGGCACCCGCCACTGGCTGGCTACCAGGCGCAGCCACCATTTGCGGAGGCATCTGTCGATTGAATGAGTTCGTTGCCCGCAACCTTGCTTCGGACTTCTGCCCTTCAGCAGCCACAATTTGCGCCACCTGCGGCATAACGGCCACGCCAAACGTCGAGAGCAACCGAAACGCAGTAGCCCATTCGATAGCATCCTGAACCGACGGCGGAATGTTGTAGTTTGTCGCCAACGCCCAAGTGCTGAAGTTGACGGCCATGTCCAGTTCGAGCGCCACAGGTGCCGTACTGGGAACCGGGAACAGATACAGATTCATCGTGCCGGTGCTGCCGCTGCTGAGATAGTCCGGGTAAATTTCGTCTGGTGTCCGCGCCGTAGCACCTAAATCGTTGTGGTCGTAGTACTTGCCAGCTTCCACAATCCTTATTTCATTGCGGTTGCCGGTCGTGGCGTAGATGGTCCCAGTTAACGTTGCCGTGGCTGTAGCCGCGTTGCTGATGGTGGCCGAGGTATTGGTAACAATGGCTGTGATAAAGCTATTGGCGGGGATGCCTGCGCCAATGACCTGCTGGCCAAGTGCAAGGTTTGCCGTCGCTGGGATGCTGGTTAAAACCTTACTCCCGCTGGTGGTAGTGGCAGTAAACGCCACGGTACCGACCGCAAACGCTTTGTAAATCCGCGCCGGCCGCGATGTTGCGAAGTCCCCACCGCTTCCGATGGAGTAGACGGCCTGCCCAGCGTTAAGCGCCGCCTGATAAGTTTCCTGCCCCCAGATCAGCCCCTCGTCAACGCTCCACGCATTCCACATCACATTCAACACGTTGAGAACGGTATTTGAGTCGGAAGCGCCAGCCGAACCATCCGGGGGATTTAGCCCCAAGTGGCTCATGATGTTGTTTGCGAGTTGTTGTCCAGATGGCATTTATTTCTTCCAGGCTTTGCGGGTTGCGCAAGACACTCTATTGCATTCGCGGCACTCTCGGGAATCCGCCCGGTTGGGGTGACGGTGCGTCAATGTGTTGCCAGTAGTGTATTCATGCCCCCGAGGGCAGTGTGTGATTTTAGACTTTGCGCAATTTATCTTGCGGTCAATTTTAGGCGCTGCACCGCGCAGGCAGTTTTCGCGATGCGTAACGGGTTCCATGTGGTCTGGATTGACACAATCACGATTTCGGCACAGGTGGTCAAGCTCTAAGCCGTGCTGGTGCTCTCCATGGAACAGAGAAAACGACACGCGATGCGCAAGTTGGCTTTTCAGCCTAACGCTAAGCATCCCGTACCCGTTCGGATTTTTGGCTGAAGTCCAGATCCAGCATGGTGTCCCGTTCCATTCTTTACCTGTCGAGGCGTCTATCTTTCGCAAAAACCGCTCAAATACGCTACCCTTTACGTAAGCCATGCGATCCTCCTATGATCGTTTGGTACAGGCCCTGCAAAGTGCTTCAACACTTTGCAGGGCTGTTATTATTTTACTCCGTTTTCTTCTTTGAGGTCTTGAGCAGTTCGGCCAGCATGTCGCGAGTTTCTTTTGCTTCTGCGGCCATGCGGTTCAAGGTTTCCTGCTGAACGACAATCTGAGCCTGAAGCTGATTGTTCGTGTCCATTAGGTTTTTCTTTTCCGTCGCCGGGTCGAGTACCGCAACCTGAACAACGGGATATGGTTCGTCGCGCCAGCCGTCCTGAAGCGCAACGGATTTTTCGGTTGCGTTCATAACGACCTTTTGGCCCTTTTCGCCGGGGTCGGGCTTGTAGAGCATTGTTGGGAAGCTCTGGTGAAGATAGGGTGCGCGGGGTTCGTTGTGGTCCAGCCCTTCGCTCACTTGAAGCAGCTCGTCGCCCTGCTTCGCATTGTGGAGGCGGTGTTCCTTGTGAGCCTGCTTGAAGCCCCCCGCCTGCTGCATACCGCCAAAAACCTGTATTGCCATATCGTCTCCAAACTGAAGTTGTTCAGGGTTCCTCGAATACTCCCGAGGAACCCTGCTTATTAGTGCCATGACGGCACCTTAGACGTAGCTAGGAAACCACTTTGCCGCGTTGGTGTCATAGGTGAACGTCAACACGCGAGAGGTAACCGCAGTACCCGCAAGTCCGATGGAGCCATCGCCTGTCGTCCAGGTGAAGTTGCCATCGGGGATGATTGAGAACGAACCGCCAGCGCAACCAACCGGGGTAGTAATCCCGGTGATGGCAAGAGCGCCCGTGACGTGGAACAACCGCCCTGTGGGGGTGATAGGTCCAGCCACCGAAGCGACGGCGGTTGTGGGGCCGCTGACAGAGCCGGGGTTATTCCAGCCTGGTTGCCAGACGCCATTCACGTCCTGAAGCCACTGGAGGCCATTCGTCGCATTAAGCCACGGAGTGACCACTGGAGCGCCGGGATACGAACCAGCAACGCTGGGGTTTCCAACCGGATCAGTCTCAAAGAAACTGCCGTTGAAGTTGCCGCCAAAGTTGGCCGCAGCATTCGGCGCGGGAGCGATTACGACAATCGAACCCGTGTAAAATGACTGGCGGAACAGGCTGGAACGCGCTACGGAAACCTGCGTCCCGCTGAGTCCAACCACGTCCATCAATTCGCCCTTGGTCTGGCCCGGATTGATAACGTAGATGGCTTGACGGAAGTTGGAAACCGGAGCCGTGAGATTGGTTGCCGAAGCAACCGTGAAGATGGACGCGCCCTGATTGAACGAGCCGCTTACTGTGGTTTGAGTGATGGTATTCGCCATGATGGTTTCTCCTTAACCGTAAACAACGCCCGCGAACAGATCCGCGTACGTCGCCCCAAACCCGTAAATCACATCAGAGCGGTCAGTCTCATAACCCGCATACGGGCCGCTGTTCTGCCACTGTTTGATGTTCCGAAGGAAGATGCCCGGAGTTCCCATTTCGTCACCGCCGACGATGGTGCATTCGACGTTAGACGGTTTGTGGAGCTTCAGGAACGCGGAGGTGTAAGCCTCCTCCTGCATAAACAGTGCCGTATTTGCGGTGGCACCGGAAGCGCCCGCAATCGTGATAATCGCGTTATCAGCCGGGGCGGTGCAATTCTGGAACTGCCCGCTGGAGATGATCGGCGGGTAGATCTGGATGGTAGCAGCGCCGCCCGACTCCGTGACGGCCTGCGTTACCGCAAACTGCATCAGGTTCTGGCTCCCGCTATACACGTTGTGCGTACCGCTCGGGTTGACCTTGAAGCAACCAGCAATGGTGAACTTGTCGGTTGTGGTCAGCGAGAGGCTGGAAGCTGTCCAACCGTCAGTGATAAGGCTGGAGCCGGTCTGGCTGGCACCGTTCACGCGCCCGGTTCCTGCGTAGGTTCCCACGGTGATACCGGGAATCTGTTCAGAACGAGCGAAGGTGAACCCGGCATACTTGCCGATGACGCCTTCGAGATACGGCTTAGTCTGGTCGGGCTGGAACAACGTCTGGGACAAGCCCACAAGGTTCTGCTCAAATTCAGACGGCCAAATGATGGCGCGGTTCTGATCCGGTGCCAGCAGTTTGTTCAGCGAGGTGCGTGCCCCGTTGTAGGTGCTGGTCGAGGTCGGAAGAGTTCCGGGCGTGCCGACGAAGTTGGGGGATGTGGCCTGAATGAACTGCTCCAGATCGGCTTCGACCTGATTCGCAATCATGACGCCCATCGGACCTGAGTACTTTTTGTGGAAGCGGCTCATGTCGAAGAACAAGTTTTCGTCGGTGTCGTTGTAGATGAAATCGCCGCCGCGCCAGTACGAAATCGTCAGCGGGACGGTGGTCTGCACAACGGGTTCGGGTTGGAATCCTTGGCCCTGACGGCCCTGAGGACGCCACGGACGAGGGATCTGTAAGGTGGTACCGATTGGGGTGGACTGCTCGAAATACTTCTGATACTCCCGGCTGACCATGCGCAAGGCAGGGCAGTTGTTGTAGAGCACCCGAAGAGTTTCCGACGCCACTTCCTGCCGTACTGGCAGTGAGGTGATAGGCATACCGCGCTCCTGAAAGTGAGTTCCGAGAACGTCTGGCTGTTATTGTCGAGCGCTGAGGTTATCTTCCGAACTGTGCCTGATTACGCTTCTGCATCCAGGCTACTGACCCGATTGCAGGTTCATCAGGTGCCGGTGAACCACCCCGCGCCGCAACTTCCGCTGACGGCTTCGGTTTAGCAGGTTTAACCTCCTGCTGCGGTTCCGCCCGGCCTTCCGGCTTCTGCGGGGTGCTTGCGGTCTTTCCCTTTTCAGGTGTGGCTTGCGCGGCCTCAGGTTTATCATACGCCTTTTCGAGCCGTCCTTCAAGACGGTGAAAGGCGCGGATCTGTTCTGCGGGCTTCAGGTCCAACATTTCCTGAAGTTTGTTGGGGTGCTTTGCGAAGTGGTGGAGCGCGAACGCCCGAACGTCGCTATTGGATAGCAGCGCCATCAAAGTTTTTTGCTGTGTCGGGTCAAACTCTGGCGCGTCCTCGTCGTCCATCGCATTTTTCGCCACCTCGTCCCAATCGGGAATGAGCGCGATATCGGCGACGGCTTTTTCGTCCATCGCCTGCAAGTAAGCGGCGCGGGATTCCTGATCCTTCGCGTTTTCAGCCAATTGGCCCTGCTGTTTTGCTTCCTGCTGGCGATCCCACTTCTGGGTTGCCCGGAGGTATTCAGCGTCGGTGCCGTAGTCGCTGCGATCCGGCTCTGCGTCCTCTGCGGGCGCTGCGTGTCGAGTAGCGCCGCGGAGCGTGTCCAGTTCCGCTTGAAGCTGTTCCCGCATCGCCCGTTCACGTCCAATGGCACGCTGAAGGCGCGACATGCTGCGCGACATGCGCGGCTGTTCTGGCTCTTCGGCCTTGGCTACAACGGGTTCAGGCTTGCCCGGCGTAGGCTTCTCCAATTCCGTCACAACGGCCGGCACGCCCTTGTTTCGGGCTTCCATAAACGCTTTGCTGTCAAATACTGGCTCTTCTACTTCTACCTGTTCTGCTACTGCGCTCATAGTGCTCCTTCTTCGCCCGTAGGCTCCGGTTGCGCTGCCGCCTCAACGGCTGGCATGTTCTCTTGCTGCTGTTGCTCTTGCTGCTGCTGTTGCTGCTGTTGCTGCTGTTGCTGGTCGGCCATCTGCGCCTGTTGTGCCGCCATCTGCTGTTGCTCAAGCTGGTCCTTTTCGTGAGCAATGTGGGTAATAGCCAGCGCATCAGCCGCCGCCCGCGCTTCATCCTGCTGCGTTGCCCCAATCTCCGCGATGGCCAGCTTTACAGCGTTGTTTTCCGATGCAATGCGCTCCCTTGATTCGATCTCGGGCATCTTCGCAGCCAACGCCTGCGCCAACTTCTGAATGGTTTCCTGAGATCCCTGCAACTGGGTCTGCATTACCTGAAGCTGTTGTCCCATCTGCTGCGGGGTCATTTCCGCGTTCTGGTCAGGTGCGATCAGATCCGCGATGCCTTCCATCTGCGGATTGCCCTGACCAATCATGCGAACCAGCTTCGCCGTAACTGCCGGGTTTGCAAGGATTTGCGGGTTGATCTTGATGGCCTCAAGCAACATCGAAAGAGCCTGGTCCTGACGGGTCTGGAAGTTCGGCCCCGCCACAACGCGAACAGAATACTCGCCCAGGGTAAGGTCGTTGCGCTTGCCCTTCTTGCCTGTCTGAGGGTCAATGCCATCAGCCGGGAAGATCTGGTTAATCGCCACTGTCTCATGCTGGGAGTCAGGCCGCACAATCTGCACAACCTGCGGCCCGGTCATGATCTTGGGGAAGATCACGCACATCTGCTGGTACATGATGGTTTTGACACGGTGCAAGTTGTCGGCATAACTGAAATTTGCCACGTTCGACTCGCTGCGGAGTTGTTCAATAGCCTTGCCAGACTGATTGCCCTTGTCCTCGCCCAGACTAGACGAATACATGGACGTAACGGCCTTAAATTGCTCAGTAAAGAACCCGCCCAGCGCCAGCAGCCATTGAATAGGCGCTTCCCACTGGTTTTTCTGCGGGGCAGGCAATAGAACCTGCTGACCCAGTTCGTTTGTCGCAAACGTCGGCGTTACTTCAAGATACGCCCAGACTTCGGTATTCGCCGTCTGCCAGCGCGGGTCGTCAAACTGGCCCTTGTAACCGATATACCCTGACTTGTTGGCAAGGCCAGCGATCTCGGTCGCCGTCGTCGCCACGTAGTTTAGCGCCCTGTTCGAGTCCAGTCCCGGAGAAATCAGACTCAACCGATGCAACTTGCCGTCAATGTAGATTTCAGGCCCAAGAACAGGAAATAGCGGGATCAACGAACCTTCCCAATCCGTTTCGTCCAGCACTTCCAGCGCATCCACAAGGTACTTCTTGATGGTTCGCTTGGGTGCCTTGCGGCTGCGTGCTTCGTCGCCCGTCAAGCGCTTGGCGTTGATCGGTACAGGCTCGTCATCGTAGCGCCAGATGTAGTCGGAGTACAGCCGGGAGGTCCGGTCTTCTTCCTCGACAAGGTAAAACTCGCAGACGTAGAAAGGACCACGCCAGCGCCCGTCGCCGTCGTCACGCGCCCCGGTCCACTCAATCATGGACATGGTGTCGTCAGTCCCGATGCCCATTGCATCGCGTAACCAACCTTGCGCCATTTGCACGCCGCCTGGTTCCCTGACGCGTCGCTTTCCAAACGCCATCTCGTATTCGTCGCCCGAATACATGACAATTTTTCCTGCCCATCGCGCATCTTGCCGGTTCGCCATCCGCGCTTTTGGGTCGAAGAACACGGTAGAAGGGTCTTCCACTGATTTGATGACGATACGCTGCCGGTCGTCCCGGTCGTTTGCGTACTCGGTCGCCATCTCGATTACGCCAAAACCGCTGGTAGCGCTGTACTTGATGGCCGTGGCGTCCGCAACTTCCGCCATACTGCGGTATTCCACCTCGCGAATCAGCCCCTCGATGATGTCGGGTTCTGCCGCGTGCTCCGTCTCGCCAACAGGCTTACATTGCGGCCCCGGAGGGTTCAGCCGAACGTCGCCTTCTACCTGATCAACAGCGGGCTTGCACTTGTTGATGGTGATGTAAGGACGCCCCGCCTGTTTTCGGCTGGTGATTTCGCTGTCCCGCCATTGCAGATCCCCGCCAACATAGAAGCCAAGCCGAATGCGTTCTTCTTCGCGTATAGCGACGTTGGATTTCTTCCATGCCGCCCAGCAGCGCCGGGCAAAAACGGGAATCTGATCTTTTGGGATGGTCGGCATTTAGTTCAAGGGTCGCATATTCTTTGGAACCTTGCCGTCAACGCGGAATGACCCGTTGACCGCCAGCGACGTTTCGCCCCCCGGCATCACAATCGCCATTCCCGCCTCAATATCATGCTCGTAGATTAGCGAGGCTGACCCATGCGCCAATGACTTGACGTAATCAAGTGCGTGACCGTGGCTCAGGAACAGCCGAGATTCGCGCTTATTCGGGTTGAAGCCCTCGACGCTCATCTTTTCGGCGCATTCAGCCGCATACATGCCATCAGGCAGCGTCCAAAGAGTTGCGCACTGCCGCGACGGAATCATCAGCAGCAAATGCGTAGCGTCTGCCGGGATGCGGTCCTTGATGCGATCGAATACTGGGCCGAGGTCTACAATTTGTTCGCTCATACGATCACCTTGGCCGGGAAGAGCCGGTTCAGTTCAGCCTCGGTTACGCTGTAGGATCTTCCCGTACCTGAATAAATTATCACATTTCCGTCCGCATCTCGTTCGTTTGCCATGTTCCCAAAGTTAAGCCCAGCAATGGGCTGCTCACTTCCAAGCTCGTTCTGTTTCTGCACTCTGTTTAGCTCCTCCATCTCGGATTCTTTGCCTCACTTCCTCATGCGTCAGTATAACGCCCCGCGCGGCCAATCGCTGCTGTGCCTCTACAGCCTGACAGTTCAGGCACCGGCGCTTGTTGTCCGATACCTGCCGCCCGCAATTGTCCGCACAGGGCTTACTCATTACCGGGTTACGTCAACAGCGAGGCCGTAGGTGCCAGCCGTAACGCTGCCGCTGATGGCC